AGCTATTCAAATGGAAGCCATTCCAGCAGCAATGGAAGAGCGTGATGTATTAGGCTCTGCACCAACGGGAACAGGGAAAACGGCTGCTTTTTTATTACCTGCGCTACAACATTTATTGGATTATCCACGCCGTAAACCAGGCCCACCACGTATTTTGGTATTAACACCAACCCGTGAACTAGCAATGCAAGTGGCAGAACAAGCGGAAGAATTAGCGCAGTTCACCCATTTAAATATTGCGACAATTACAGGTGGCGTGGCGTATCAAAATCACGGTGATGTGTTCAACACTAATCAAGATTTGGTGGTGGCTACACCTGGCCGTTTGTTGCAGTACATTAAGGAAGAAAATTTTGATTGCCGTTCCGTTGAAATGCTGATTTTTGACGAAGCCGATAGAATGTTACAAATGGGATTTGGACAAGATGCGGAAAAAATTGCGGCTGAAACCCGTTGGCGGAAACAAACCTTGTTATTTTCTGCAACCTTAGAAGGGGAGTTATTAGTCGATTTCGCGGAGCGTTTGTTGAATGATCCTGTGAAAGTGGATGCTGAACCAAGCCGCCGAGAAAGAAAAAAAATCAACCAATGGTATTACCACGCAGACAGCAATGAACACAAAATCAAATTGCTCGCGCGTTTTATTGAAACTGAAGAAGTGACGCGTGGAATTGTGTTTGTTCGCCGTCGTGAAGATGCGCGAGAACTTTCTGAAACATTGCGTAAACGAGGTATTCGTTCCGCGTATTTAGAAGGTGAAATGGCACAAACTCAACGCAACAATGCGATTGATAAATTGAAATCAGGTGTTGTGACGGTATTGGTTGCAACGGATGTGGCTGCGCGTGGTATTGATATTGACGATGTAAGCCATGTGATGAATTTTGATTTGCCGTATAGTGCGGATACTTATTTGCATCGAATTGGACGTACCGCGCGAGCAGGTAAAAAGGGCACGGCAGTCTCTTTTGTCGAAGCCCATGATTACAAGTTGCTAGGTAAAATCAAACGCTATACCGAGGAAATTTTAAAGGCACGCATTTTAGAAGGTTTAGAACCCCGCACCAAGCCACCAAAAGATGGTGAAGTGAAATCTGTAAGCAAAAAACAAAAGGCACGTATTAAAGAAAAACGTGAAGAAAAGAAAAAAACAGAGGCAAAGAAAAAAGTAAAATTGCGTCATAAGGATACGAAAAATATCGGCAAACGACGTAAGCCAAGCAACTCAAATACTGATCAATAATTCAATAATTAGAGAGCCTTTCCTAAGATTATGAAAAGGCTCTTGTCTATGCTTGATTCCTATATAGTTAATCAATGCGCATTCCAAATATTCCCTCAAACTAACTCAATTTTTATTCTAATTTGAAAATTGGGTTAATTTTCACCGTATTTTGTGTTTTATACTGAAATTGTGACCTAGATCACGTTTTTGAATTTGTATTTTGCAGTTTTTAAGAGTATAAATTAGGCAGCTGTAACCAATCACTTAAAATGAGAAACAAAGAAACAAATAGGGATTTGGCGGAATTTTTCGGGAATAAGTGGGATGGATGTAGATAAAACGGGGCTTGGCGGTGTGCCAGCCCCTTTTTTATTGGAAGAAAAATAGAAATAATGAAATGGGAAAAATTTCCAGAAACTCTCTAATTTAACCGTTAAAAGTGAGAAACATAAAATGCGGTTTAAATAGCTTTAAATTTAGGTTTAAATCTTTAAATTAAGTCGTGGCCAATAAACACCACCTGCCCCATCACTTCAAAATTTGCGTTGTCTTCAAACATCAATTCAATCGGGGCGTAAATTTCCTTATTGTCACTAATCAAGCGAATACCGCCAGGAATCCCCTGCACGCGTTTAACCCAAAGCTGATCGCCTGAACGAATTACATAAATCTGCCCATCACGTGGCATAGTCATAGCCCGGTTGATTAGCAACATATCACCATGATGTATTGTCGGGGTCATGCTATCACCGGAAGTTAAAATAAACGCCAGTTTATTCTTTTGAAGGCCGCGTTGTTGCAACCAGCGTGAGCTTAGCCCCACAAAATCATCAGGTTCATACACGTCATCATTAAACGCCCCAAAGCCTGCGGATGCAAAGGTGTTATAAAACGGCACATTAACAAGCTCATTCATTTGTTTTGGTGTATTACCATCATAAGGCGCAGATGATTCAGCAATATAATGATCTTGAGATACATATTCAGGATAAAACCCCAATGCTTTCTGAACCCCTTCAGGAAATGATGAATAATGATATTCAAACGTTTTTCCTTTCACGCCGTCACGCTGGCGTTTTTTCCACCCCTCTCTCTCTGCCTTCTTAACAATCCCTTTATCAGATGATGGTAGAGGCAAATTCAAATTTTCATCCATGAGTTCTTTTATAGAGAACCACTCTTTGGAGTTCTTCATAAAAACCCTTGTAAGGAACTCAATTCGTTTCAAGTTGTGAGAACCTAACCTATTGACATATAAGGAACTGTCAAAAAATTAAATTTTTTTGAAAAGAACTATTGAGTTCCTTACAAAATAGTTGTATAGTTCTTTTCAGTTACTCACAAGAATAAGTTTAACGTATTAAGTAAAGTCGTAAGGATAGCACATTATGAAAAAGAGTAAAAAAAATATGCATAGAGCATACATCATTGCAGCAATTAGAGAGAAAGGTAGCACCTTAGCACAACTCTCTATTGATGCAGGTTTACACCCTAGAACACTAGGAAATGCTTTAGAGCGTAAGTACCCGAAAGGAGAAAAAATTATTGCTGACTTTATTGGTATTCCCCCTCAAGAAATATGGCCTGAACGTTACTAGTTTGTAAGGAAGTTTTATGGAAACTTGGTTCTCTATTCAAGAGCTTTTAGGGCTTCAATCTTTGCCTAGTTCCGACCGTGGAATTATGAAAAAAGCAGACAGAGAAAATTGGGAAAAACGCCAACGTGATGGCATTAAGGGAAGAACTTACGAATACGCCTTCACCTCTCTCCCACAAGAAACCCAAGCAGAGCTTTTATTAAAACAAAGTGCGGTGGAAATTCCTGACGTTTCAGAAACTACTAAAGAATTGAATTACCTTCCCGAAGTGATTTGGAAACCCTTTGATAAGGCGACCGAAAAACAAAAGGAAGATGCTAAAGCAAAACTTATCCCATTGCACAAATTAGATGATTTAGTGCGCCACAACGTGGCATTGATGATGGCGTTAGACATGGTTGCGCTTGAATTTGAGGTGGCGAAAGGCTCCCTTAAACGCTGGTATTACAAAGTGCGGTCGTTTGAACGCTCTGATTGGTTGCCGTTGTTGTTAGATAAACATAACAACAAAAAAGCCGGCAAAGAAGCAGAGTTCACACCGGAAGCGTGGGAAGCTTTTAAAGCAGACTATTTCCGCAACGAACGCCCACAATTCGGCAGTTGCTACGAACGCTTAAAACGTGCCGCCCGTGAAAACGGATGGTTGATTCCATCGGCAAGCGGCGTAAAACGCAAAATTGAACGTGAAGTGCCGAAATTGGTGCAAGTGCAATTACGCGAAGGTGATCATGCCGTCATGCAGTATTACCCATCCATGCGCCGCACTGTGGCGGAAATTGAAGCCCTTGAATGGATCAACGGCGACGGCTACCAACACAACGTGTTCGTGCGCTGGCATAACGGCGAGATTGTCCGTCCGAAAACATGGATTTGGCAAGACATTCGTACTCGTAAAATCTTGGCTTACCGTGTGGATTTAAGCGAAAACAGCGACACCATTCGCCTGAGCTTAATGGATTTGATTTGGAAATATGGCATCCCGAAAAAATGCACCATTGATAACACCCGTGCGGCGGCAAACAAATGGATGACCGGGGGCGTAAAAAATCGTTATCGATTTAAGGTAAAAGAAGACGATGTGACAGGGATTATCCCTCTGCTCGGCATCGAATTATTGTGGACATCCGTGCAATTCGGCAAAGGGCATGGACAAGCAAAACCGATTGAACGCGCCTTTTCCCATGGTGGTTTAGGCGAATTAGTCGATAAACACCCAAGCCTAGCAGGCTTTTATGCTGGCGAGAATGTTTACAACAAGCCTGACAACTATAACGGCGGGAAAGACGGTGTGCCGTATGAAACCTTCATCATGGCGTTAGAAGACGGCATCCGCACGTTTAACGAACGCGAAGGCAGACAAACGGAGATTTGCCAAGGCATTTACAGCTTCAGCCAAGTGTTCGAGCGTGATTATGCCAAGGCGCAAATTCGCAAGGCAAGTAGCGAACAAATGCGGTTTTTGATGTTGATGAGCGAAGCGGTAAGCATTAGCAAAGACGGCAAATTTAGTTTGAAAGTGGGTGGCAAAGTCAACGGCGGCTTTAATGAATACACCGCCTTTGATTTGATTGCCAGTCAACACCGCAAAGTAGTGGTGAAATTTGACCCAGCAGACTTACACAACAAAGTGTGGGTGTACAGCTTAGAAGGTGTGTTCTTAGCCGAAGCCGAATGCACTAGTGCGAAAGCCTTCGGCGACAAAGCCGCAGGACGCGAACACGACAAAGCACGCAAGCAATTCGTGAAAGCGGTGAAAGCCCAAGCTAAAGCGCAAATCAGCATGAATGCGCAAGAAGCGGCACGTTATCAGCCTCAATTCGAGGAAGAAGACGCACCGGAACCGAAAATCATCGAAATGTTACAACGCGAAGGCACAACCATACGCAAAGTGGCCGTAGAACTGGACGATGAGGAATTAAACGAGTTTGAACAAGGCTGGCAAAAAGGCCTTGAAATGATGAAAAAGGAAAAGGGGCTTTAAGCCACATTTAAGGAGCATAAAACATGACTTTAATTGACCAAATCAAACCATTGTTAGACAGCGGAACCTACTTTCAGCGCGATATCGCCGCACAATCCGGCATATCTGCTGGGGCGTTGAGTGCGTATCTCAAAGGCACCTACACAGGCAACATCGACAACATCGAAACCGCCCTTGCCAACTGGCTCGCCACGCGTGAAAAGAAAGCAAAAGTGTTCGTGGAAGCACCGCACTTTATTGAGATTCCCACCGCGAAGAAAGTGTTTTCCGCGTTGGATATGGCAAAAATCCTGCCGACCATGGTGACCGTGTACGGCGCAAGCGGTGTGGGCAAAACCAAAGCCTGCCAAGAGTATGCGAAAAGCAACCAAAACGTATGGATGATTACTGCAAGCCCAGCACGCGCCACATTAAGCAGTATCTTGTTTGAATTAGCCCTTGAACTGGGCATCAACGACGCACCGCGTCGCAAAGACCGCCTATCGCGCATGATTACCAAGAAACTCAAAGGCACACAGGGTTTAGTCATCATCGACGAAAGCGACCACCTGCCTTACGAGGCACTCGAAGAAATCCGCATTATTCAAGAAGAAGCGGAAGTGGGCTTTGCCTTGATTGGTAATGACAAGGTTTACACCCGAATTCAAGGCGGTGTGAACCAAGCGCATGAATACGCCCGTTTATGGTCACGCATTGGTAACAACTGTGGCTTAAAAGCCAGTACAAAAGGCGACATTAAAGCTATCGCACAGGCATGGGGGTTAGATGTCGCAGATAAAGACCTGATGACGGTGCTTTACGACATCGGTGGCAAAGCAGGTGGCTTACGCGCTTTAACGCAATATTTACGCCTTGCCGGCATGACAGCCAAAGGACAAGGCACGGTGATCACACTAGATCTCATTTTAACCGCCCAGACACAAATGAAAGGAGCGAACTAATGGAAAATTCAGAAAAAATCAACCGCACTTTACGCGAACAAGCCAAGCCGCACCCTGTGTTTGGCGGATGCAACAAAATCGCGCTGGGGTATTTATTACAAGCGCAGAAATGTGTAAACGAACTCAACAAAATGGGCTTGCATGTGGTGAATATTGAGTTTGACAAAATTAAACCACGCGTGCGCATTGAGCAAAATGCCGTCACCAAGAAATTTGAGAAAACGGGACAGGCTCTCGCCTATATGCAAGGCCATGACGGTGTACATTTTGCCGAATACCAAATGATGGTGGAAGGCATAAAAGTGATTTGGCGCAGTTATTTACATTAAGGAGAAAACCATGAGTGAAGAAAAAATGTTTTGCCGTGAGCAATTACAAGTTCTGGGAGTGAAATGCGAACCTCTCGGATTAGCGATTACGCGGCATATCGCCAACGGAAAGACTGAAGTTGAAGGGGAAATATTCAGTTTTTCCCTTAGTGAAAGCCTTGGACAAGGCATCCAGATCAAAACAAAAGGCAAAGAAGACGCCTGCCTGATCACTTACGAATCAATGGTGAAAATGGCGAGTGCAATGGGATTATTTGACAACATTAAGGAAGAAAAAAATGGCTAAAAAAGCAACCCGAATTAAAGCAGATACATTTGTCGTGCGCTACCAAACTCGTGACGAAGTGGAAACGGCAATCAAGGAGATCGGCGATTTAAACCGAGAACTGGAACGCCTTGCTATTGAACAAAACGACAAATTAGCGGCAATTACCGAAGAATATGCACCGCTCATGAATGAAGTGAAAGAGAAAACCAAACCGATGATGGATGCTGTGCAAGCATGGTGTGAAAGTCGCCGTGACGAACTCACCCAAAACGGCAAAACCAAAACCGGCACATTCAACACTGGTGAGGTGCAATGGCGTCAACGCCCACCTTCTGTGGGAATCCGTGGACAAGACAGCGTGTTGGAAAGTTTGCACACATTAGGTTTGGTGCGCTTTATCCGTACCAAAGAAGAAGTGAACAAAGAAGCCATGTTAAACGAACCGGAATTAGCGGCAACGGTGGCGGGCATCACGATTAAAACAGGCGTGGAAGACTTTGTAATTACGCCGTTTGAGCAAGAGGTGGCGTGATGAAAGATACAACAGAGCTTGAACGGGCTTATCGCTTCTATCAACAAGCCAAACAAGATAAAGATGCGATTGCGTGCGGTTGCTTGAATGATGCTTATGAATGGATTTTTAACGAATTGAAAAAGCTGTTTGATAAGCAGGATTAAAACCTATTTAAACGCTCTTTAAATCCTGTTTTGAGGGGCGTTCATAATATGTTTTAACTAACCGAGAGGACAAGACATGGACGAAAAAGAACAAAAGCACAAAGAAGTCGCTGAAAAGGCGGCTGAAGCTGAACGCAACGGCGACTATGAGAAAGCGGCAAGATATTGGACGAAAGCCAGTCTTTTAACTGCTAAATCTGCCGAATTTAACTGGTGCAACGCACGCTCACAATTTTGCCAAAGAATGGCGACTAGACCATTTACAGGAGAATGATGATGACAGACCAAGAGAAAACAGAATTGCAACTAGAACAGGCCGTTCGTCAACTCACCCGTGCATTGCGAGAGTTGCAAAAAAATCAGCCGCACTTTGCGGCGGTGTTTGTGGGTAACGTACAAGCGATGTTACCGAAATTGAGACAGCAGCTGGCGAGATGAAGGTTTTGAGATGGAACAAGACAAACTGCTCAGAAAAATCAAAAAATTGTTGGCATTGAGCAAATCAACTAATCCACATGAAGCAGCAAGCGCGCTGGCTATGGCGCAAAAACTAATGGCGGAGAATCAGCTTAATCAGTCACAAGTTGAATTTAGCCAAGCCCACGCTAAGCAGAAAACCGCCATGAAATCCGCCAGATATGTACACATGCTGATCTCAGTGATTACAAAGGCGTTTGGCGTTGAAGGTTATTTATCTAACGCTTACCCAGGCAACGATTACGGCGAAAACAAAATGCACGTTGTATTTTACGGCGCAGAAGAACGCCCTGAAATCGCATCTTACTGTTTTGATGTGTTATATCGCCGATTACAAGGGGCGCGTAAAGCGTTTTTAGACACGCAAAGCAAGCATCTAAAACGTAGCACGCTGATTGCTCGGGGAGATTCTTTTTGTGAAGGCTGGGTTGTCGGCGTGAATCAAAACGTGAAACAGTTTGCAATGACACCGGAAGAAAAGCAAAAAATGGAAACTTACAAAGCAGAAGCGTTTAAGGAAGATAAATGGAGCGAAACCAAAATACGAGAGAAAGGAAACTCTAAAGACTACGGTTTGGCGCAAAGTGAAGGCTATAAACAAGGCAAAGAAGTTACGCTGAATCACGGTGTGAAGGGGAAGGAGACGGTTAAGTTAGGAGTAAGAGAATGAGTAATAACACATCATTTATAAAACTGAATAAGGAGTTTTTTCATATCCATCAAGGATATCAAATCAGACCTAGTATTGTGAGCATTAAAGAAGGTTCAAACTTTAGATTATTTAAACGTAAAAATGGCGAACTCGTCTTGCAAAAAGAGTTTATTGAAACCACGGAATATCTTGATAACCAATCGAAGATGATTAGACCGGTTTGGAAAGATGTGGAAACAGTAAACGAAGACTAAAACCCATTTACAGTCCATTAAATCTCCCCTAGCCCCTCTTTGCAAAAGAGGGGAATTTAAGTGGGCTGAATAATGTGTTTTAAAGGAGAAAAGAATGCGATTAACCAAAGAAAAGGCGATTCAACTGATTCACATTGCCAAGCAACAGCTACGCATGGACGAATTAAGTTATCGGATGTTGCTGAATGAGTTAACCGGCAGAAACAGCACCAAGCAAATGACTATAATGCAATTGATTAAAGTTTTAGAAGCCATGGAAAATAAAGGCTTTAAAAAGACCACAAAACGCCATTATTCGCCGACCACTGAAAACGCCAAAGTGAATAGCTTGATTGCCCACAAAATCCGTGCCATTTGGATTGAAATGAGCAAACAAGGCATGTTGCGCGACGGCTCAGAACGCGCATTAAACGCGTGGGTACGCGGTGTAGTGAACCCGATTTATCAAAAGCGCGGTCAGAATATTCAAATTTTGAACGTAGGTGCGTTGGATAATCAAATGGCGTCATTAGTGTTGGAAATGCTGAAACGTTGGCAAGCAAGGGGGCGTGTATGAAATTATGCCGTTGCCCGGTGTGCCATTCAGACATCAACCTAGACCAACTGCTAGAAGATGATGCCGGTCGTGAGTTATTAAGGATCATCACAGAATTAAAATACGGCGTAGCACGCCCTTTAGTCAGCTATATTGCTTTGTTCCGTCCTGAAAAATCTGCCTTGAGCAATACAAGGTCGGTGAAACTTATGCGCGATGTATTAGATCAGTTCCCGCAATCACAACTTTTGGCCCACTCTTTGAGCGAAACAGTCAGTGCGGTGCAAAAGAAACGCCGTGAAAGCAAAAATCTCGCCCCGTTAAGTAATCACAGCTATTTAAAACAAGTGATAGAAACTAACAAGCCACTATTTGTCGGCATGGGGACATCAAAACCGGATAATGAAGAACGGAAAGCAGAACCCAAACGGGAAAATGACATCGAAAACACCATTTTATACATTGAAAACTTTGCCCGTTTAGGGCAACCCGTTGAGCATTTGCCGGGATACGAAGTGTGGAAAAAGTGGAAAGAACAGCAAAAAGGAGCGAAATAATGAGTACCGAAACTGATATTTTTGATGAAAAAGCCCCTGAAATTTTGGCAGATTTAGCCAAACACATTGAAACGCAGTTGCTTGCTAAAGTGAAGCCAACCACTGAATTCAACGCAGAACTGGCAAAACAAATCGGTATTGAAGTTGCCGGGCATATTGCGCAAATGTGGGGCGGTGAAGTAATTTACATTCCACGTAACCTGATTTTGTTGTTAAGCGAACGTGACCGCAAGATTTTCAATGAATTCAACGGCACAAACCACCGCGAACTGGCACGCAAATACAACGTATCCATGCAGTGGATTTACCAAATTGTGAAGCGCGTCACAAAAGAAGAAATCGCCCGACGGCAGTTTGATATGTTTGGGGAGAAATAACCGCTAAAAGTGAGAAAAAACGTCCGAAAGGGCGTTTTTTTAATGAGTAAAATAAAATTTATTGGAGTATGATTTTGCCGAACCATTTATAACTTCAGGAAAAAACATGAAAAAACTACTATGTGCCTTTTTTGCTGGTGTGCTAGCTTCCTCATTGACCGCTTGTTCTGAAGATGAAGACCCAAATGCACCAACGTACACTGAAACTTCAGATGTGGAAGTTGCCCTTTATAAATTACTTCCGGAAAGTAGCGGTAAAGCGGCAAGTTGTCGAAGTAGAAAAGTTGGTGAACATTACTATCTCGCCTGTAACTATATTTCTATGGGAACAGCACCATCATCGCTATATGTTTTCTATTACGACAAAGTAAAAGACCCGGTTAAACGCTTTTATGCGTTGAATGGTAAAGCCATGAGCCTATATGATGGACAGTTAAAATATGAGCCGATTTTAGGCAACTATAAAGACAGTTTTGGTTTGCCTCTGCCGGAAAGTATCAATATGGGCGAAGTAATGAAAGCATTTGAATTTATGCGCAAATAACTTCTTTAAATCACTTTAAAATCAATAAAACCCCATCCGTTTTAAACTCCTTTTAAGTTCACTTAGAAGGAGTTTTTTATGTCTTTATCCCTACCCATCACAAAAATCGTGATCCACTGTTCTGCCACAAAAAACGGCAAATCATTACGCACGGCGACCCAAACTGCCGCGCAACGTATCGACGAATGGCATAAACAGCGTGGTTTTAAGCGTAGCCCTGTGTTAGCCAAACAATTCAATCCGCATTTGCAACACCTAGGCTATCACTACGTCATTGATACCGACGGCACGGTTGAAACTGGCAGAATGGTCGGCGAAATCGGTGCGCATGTGAAAGGTCATAATCAATATTCTGTCGGCATTTGCCTTGTGGGTGGTATTGACGCAAGCGGTAAAAACTACGGTGAATACACTGAAAAACAATGGATTGCCCTGCACAAATTATTGCAAAAACTGGAAAGCGAATATCCCAGCGCACGCATTTGTGGACATCGTGATTTGAGTCCGGACATCAACGGTGACGGCACAATTACACCAAATGAATGGATTAAGGACTGCCCGTGTTTTGACGTGTGGACGTGGTTGGATTCCGAACAAGTAATTAATTTCGACCATTTGTTCAGGGGGTAAGCATGGGAATTGCATTATTGCTTGGGTTCATTTTTACCTTGTGTTTTGCAGCATCAATGATACATGAAGCTGACAGTATTGTTTCTGCGCTATTTCTGGTTTTAACGATAGGTTGCCTCGTGGTTGTCTTTACCATGCTCTCAATTAAAGACACTTGCCAAACATACGGCAAATTTAGTGTTGGCAGCACCCTATACCAATGCCAACAAATTCAGGAGGGCAAATGAGCGCGTCAATCAAATTACCAAGATATAAAAAGCAATTTACACGCGATCACAAATTAAGCCGAAATGCGAAACTTAACCGTGCAATCAACGGCGGACGCACTGCCGCACAAGGCTTTTACTTGTATTGGGGGTACTAATGAAAAGAGAAATTCGCGGTTTAACTGCCTTTAGCTTTATTTGGGAAACCATGATATTCGGTGGCTTTATCGGTGCGAATGAATTCGCCATTAAAAACCTTGTTCAAGCCTATGAATGGTTCTTCTATTTCATGACGGCGTTGTCAGTGTTGCCGCTTTTAGTCGGCTTTCCTGCCCCTAAATATCAATACACCAAAGCGAAATTCCATTGGGAAATGATAACCAACACTCTACTTGGCATCATGCTGGCGTACTACGGTTATTTTTGGTGTGCAACTATCCTGACTTTTGTTGGCTATATATTCGCGCAACAAAATTATTTTAGTGAGGAAAAAGAAAATGGCGATGAAAGAACTGATAACCAATGATAACGGACGCCTTTCAACAACCGCCTTTATCCAATTCTTTGGTGCGTTATTGATGGCTGGCATTTTAGTGTATGCCGTATGGTTAGACCGCGCTTATGTCAGCGATTTGTTTACTACGTTCGCCCTATTCTGCGGTGGCGGTGTGGCGACGAAAGGATTTGCTAATGCAATGCAAAACCGCAAACAAGGAGAACGGGATGATTAATCTTTATGTTATCGGTGCGGTGCTTGCCCTTGTGGTTGGCGGATTTATTCACAATCGCCTGCAAGCCGCCAAAATTCGCAAACAGCAAGAAGAAATCGAATTCGTGAAACGTGAAGCGGCAGCTGTCGCCCAGGAGTTGGAAAATGCTAATACAGCCAAAAACATTGCTGAAACTAACCGCACTTTGTCTGGCAAGTCTGTTGATGAGCAGTTGCAGTCAAAAGGTTATTTCCGTGAAGACTAGCGGGTGTTCAGCGTTCGGCCTGATTTATCCAAGTCGTAAAGACACCGAAGAAACTAAGCGGCAGGTGCTGAACCATAACCTGACCTATGAAAAAATCTGCCAAAAAAAGGAACCTAAATAATGCTTGAAGCACTTGATTTTATTCAGCGGCACTGGGCGATTGTAGTGACGGTTGGCGGTGCTGTGTGGACGTATTTTTGGCTGACGATGGACAGCAAATACGCTCGTAAATCCGATGTAGCCGATTTACGTAAGGCAATTGAAACTAATGAAAAAAGCCTGTCGGAAGTGAAAGGCGAATTGCGTCATCTGCCAACCTCAAAAGAAGTGGCCGATTTGCGTTTATTAATGACGGAAATGAAAGGTAAAACCGACGTGTTAAATACCAACATTGGTAGCCTTAACCATCAAGTGAAGTTATTAATTGAAAAAGAGGTAAATAAGGAATGATGCGCCAAGATATTTTCACCAAGGATCAACGATTAGTCATTCTGCGCTCTCTTGAAGAGTGCGGTTACGATGCCAATGAAAGCATTTTAAACGATTGTTTGGATATGTACGGTCACGATATTAGCCGTGACTTGGTGCGTAATCACCTATTATGGCTTGAGGAGCAAGGCTTAATCACCATCGCTAGACTCAATAGCAACGGAAAAGAATTTTATGTGGCCACTATCACGCAACGTGGTTTAGATGTGGCGCAAGGTCGCGCTTTCGTGGACGGCGTAAAAAAGCCAAGTCCAAAGATTTAAACCCGGTTTAAAGGAGGTTTAAATGACCGACAAAAACACACGCGGCCGCGCCAGTAAAGTGGACTTATTGCCACCGAATATCAAAACCCAACTGGCGATGATGTTGCGCGACAAGCACCTTTCCCAAGCGCAAATCCTTGAAGAAATCAACGACCTGATCCGCGATTGCGGGTTAGATGACAGTTATCAATTAAGCCGCACAGGTCTTAATCGTTATGCAAGCCGCATGGAACAAATGGCGAGCAAAATCCGCAATGCGCGCGAAGTCGCCGAAATCTGGACGAAACAATTCGGCGAAGCCCCACAAAGCGACATCGGCAAACTTCTGATGGAAATCGTGAAAAACCTCGCCTTTGAAACCTCTATCGGTATGAGCGAAAACGGCAAGGCGGAACCGAAGGATTTGGCGTTGTTATCCTCCGCGATTCAGCGGTTGGAGCAGGCGGAAAGTTTAAGTTTCAAGCGTGAACAAGCTATTCGCCAAGAAACCATTAAACGCGCGGCGGAAGCCGTGGAAGAAGCCGGTAAGCAACAGGGTGTTAGTTTGGCAGATGTTCAACAAATGGTAAAAGCAGTTTATGGCATCGAATAATACCGTTCTTTATGACTATCAAAAGCGTTGGCTGAATGATAAAAGCCGATTCAAAGTGGCGATGTTTGCCCGACAAACAGGGAAAACATTTACGACCACGTTTGAAATTGTGCTGGATTGTTTAGACGCTGAGGCTAAAGGTGAACGCACTCGCTGGGTGATTTTATCTCGCGGTGAACGCCAAGCAAAAGAAGCCATGAACGAGGGTGTAAAACGCCACCTTGAAGCCTTGGGCATGGTCTGCGAAGTGCTTGAAGTGCCTTTTAAAGATGACACCACCATTAACGCCCTTGAAGTGGTCTTCCCTAATGGTTCCAAAATCACCGCACTGCCTGCCAATCCCGACACCGCGCGGGGCTTTTCTGCCAATGTATTTCTTGACGAGTTCGCCTTCCACGCCGACAGCCGTGAAATCTGGAAAGCACTGTTTCCTGTTATCTCCGCAGGTTGGAAGCTCCGCGTAGTTTCCACGCCAAACGGCAAAGGCAACAAGTTTTATGAATTGATGACGGACGTAGACAACACTGAATGGTCACGCCATACCGTTGATATTTATCAAGCGGTAGAGGACGGCTTACCACGTGACATTGACCAACTCCGTCGCGGCTTGAATGATGAAGATGCATGGGCACAAGAGTTCGAACTCAAATGGTTAGACGAAGCAAGTGCTTGGCTTTCTTATGATCTTATTGACGCTGTGGAACACCCCGACGCAGGCAAACCCGAACTCTATCAAGGTGGTTCCTGTTTTGTGGGAATGGATATTGCCGCGCGTGGCGACTTAACTGTCATTTGGGTGTTGGAGTTGGTCGGCGATATTTATTGGACGCGTGAGCTAATTACACTCAAACGCGTGCCATTGCGCGAGCAGTTGGAAGAACTCAACCGAGTGATGAAACAATATCACGTAGTAGGCGGAAACCTCGACCAAACCGGGATGGGCGAAAAAATGGTAGAAGACGCTCAGTATGAACACGGCAAGCGTATTCAAGGCACGCTCTTTAATGTCTCCACTAAACTCAAAATGGCAACCATTGGTAAAACTGCCTTTGAAGACCGCAAGATTCGCATTCCGCAAGGCAACAGCGATTTGCGCGAAGATTTGCACAAACTCAAAAAAGTGACCGGTTCAAATGGTCAGCCGCGCTTTACTGCCGAAAGTGACAGCAACGGACACGCCGACCGTACGTGGGCGTGTTTCTTGGCTTTAACATCAGCAGTGGAAGCAGTGATGCAGCCTGTGGTTGCCCACAGCCGTAAACCAAGAGCCAGCCGAAAATTAACGCAAGGATATTAACAATGATCGCATTTGTAACTTTAACCATTTCCGCAACTGTGCTGATTTTCTACGATAAACCGTTTTGGTGGGTATTTTTATTGCTTGCCGCCTTTGTGGATTACGAAAAATAAGGAAAGCCAATGACAACCCAAAAACAAGATTTAGTCACCGTCATCGCTACCCGCGCCAAAGCTATCGACTTTTGGTCGTTTATGCATTATTTACCCAACCCTGATCCTGTTTTGAAAAAAATGGGCAAGGACATTTCGGCTTACCGTGAAATCCTATCGGACAGCCATGTGGGTGGCTGTGTGCGCCGCAGAAAAGCGGCAATCAAGGGGCTTGAATGGCGCATTACACCAACCGGCAATGAAAAAACAGACGAGATTTTGACCGCACTTTTTGACCGCTTGCCGGTGAGCCAAATCATCAACCAAATTTTAGATGCTACCCTGTTTGGCTACCAAGCCTTGGAAGTCATGTGGGAAAACCAAGACGGCTTATTATTGCCTGTTGCCGTTGTGGGAAAACCGCAAGAATGGTTTGTATTCGATGAAGAAAACCGTTTAATGCTACGTACCAAAGACAACCGCAACGGCGACCTTGTTCCGGAAAAGAAATTCCTACTTGCGACACAACAAGCGGACTATATGAATCCTTACGGACGCGCCGACCTCGCTATGTGTTTCTGGGCGGCAACGTTCAAAAAAGGTGGCTTTAAATTCTGGCTCGAATTCATGGAAAAATACGGTTCGCCTTGGCTAGTCGGCAAACATCCTCGTCAAGCGCAATCCCATGAAGTGGATGAGCTGCTGGACAGTATGGAAGAAATGCTTGGCACGGCGGTGGCGGCAATCCCTGATGACAGTTCCATTGATATGCTGGAAAGTGCAAGCAAAAGCGGTTCTTCCCAAGTATTTGATGATTTCCTGCGTTACTGTAAGTCTGAAATCGCCATTGCGCTTTTAGGGCAAAACCAAACAACCGAAGCGGAAGCCAACCGTGCCAGCGCAACGGCGGGCTTGGAAGTGACACTCGACATTCGCGATGACGACGCAAGCCTTGTGGAAGGCGTATTCAATCAATTATTGGCATGGATTTGCGAGCTGAATTTCAGTGTAGAAACATTGCCGACCTTTGATTTGTACGAACAGGAAAGCATTGACAAACTCCAAGCGGAACGTGACGGTTTACTGGTGGGCTTGGGCGTGCAGTTTACCGAGCAATATTTAATGCGCACCTATGGTTTTGAAGAAGGTGACATTGTGGTGCAAGAAATCTCCCCTAACCTATCTTTACAAAAGAGGGGGGCGGCTAAGGTAGATTTTTCCGAACCAATACCGAAATCTATCGTGGACAGCATTGGTGAGCAGTTGGAAGTCGAAGCCGAACCGTTCGTGGAGGAATGGCTACAAACCATCAAAGACCAACTTTCACAGGCGGAAAGCCTGGAAGACTTCCGTCATCAGCTCGACAGCTTAATTCCTGAATTAAGTTTCGCCGAATATGGCAAAGTGATGGCCTGGGCATCAACCACCGCACACTTTGCCGGTCGTCAATCCGTAGAAGATGAGCGCAAATAATGAGCAAGTTCACTTTTGAAGAGCAGGTCAAATATTTTGAGAAGAAACTCAATTTACCGACCAACAGTTATTTAGACGTGCTGGGCGAAGAACATGATTATTTCTTCATGGTCGCCGGGGCGAATCGTAACGAAGTGTTGCTTGCTTTGCGTGAAATGGTCGATGACGCTATTCATAACGGCGCAACCATTGAAGATATGCGTAAACGATTTGATGAAATGGTGGCTAAAACGGGGTGGGCTTATAACGGTGGTCGCAACTGGCGCACACGGATTATTTACGACACCAACGTTTATGGTGCATATAACCGTGGGCGTTTAAAACAACATTTAGACTTGGCGGATGTATTGCCTTATTGGGAATATCATCACCATGATAATGAACATCCGCGCGAAGAACATATTGCGTTAGATGGCACAATTCTGCCGGCCACAGATCCGTTTTGGCGCTATTATTACCCAATCAAAGCGTACGGTTGCCACTGCACTGTATCAGCGCATGATGAAGACGACTTAGCCGAAATGGGTAAAACCGTGAGCCAATCGCCTGAAATCGAATGGGAAGAAAAACTGGTGGGCGTGCGTTCCGGCAATCCGCGCACTGTACGTGTACCGAAAGGCTATGATGTGGGTTTTGCGCCCTACAACTTTGAACGCCTCACCCAATCCCGAGATGTGGACGTGGACAAGCTGTTACTGCAAAAAATGACGACAGCAGAACCGCACTTAGCCAGTCTGCTGATTGATGACGTGCTGAAAAATCCGAAAGCCATGGTGTTGTTAAACGGCGCGATGAAAGACATGGTCGATACAGTCAGTCAGCAAAAAATCGCACGTGGCAACATGAAATACGTGGGCGTGATTCCGGAAAACGTGATCACCAAATTAGACAATTTAGATAAAGCCCCACAAAGTGCGGTGATTGCAGTGCGTGATGATGACGTATTGCATGCACTACGCGACAGCAAACAAGCCAAGGGAATCAGCTTGCCTGTAGAATTTTGGGAGCAGTTGCCCGAAAAGCTACGCCATCCGAAGGCGATTTTATTGGACGACCAACAAAAACAACCGACCCTGTTATTCGTCTATGAAACCGAACAAGGTAAAGTGGCGGTTAAAATGGACTATGAAATCAAGCTAAAAGACGTGTTGAGCGGTAAGAAATTACCACATAAATTGAACATGGTCAGAACAGCAAGTCGTTTAGAAGATTTAAGCGCGTTAGGACGTTTTGAAGTGTTATATGGAGAATTGTGATTATTGCGGTGGTTTGCCTGATTCGAACAGGATAATGCGGGCTTATGCCAAGCAACCTTTCCAGTAGGAAACCCCCACCGCAAGATCACTATACCCCCGCGCGGAATTTAAAGCAAGAGGAAACCCATGTTAAAGATCACCCTTAACGACAATCAGGCAATTCAGAAGCTCACCGGCATTGCGAGTCAACTGCAACATCCGCGCAAACTTTATGGCTTGTTGGGCGAAACCTTGAAGAAAATTCACGCGGCACGCTTTGAAACGGAGGTTGATCCGACAGGCAAACGCTGGCAAGTGCTTTCACCACGTACTAAAGCGTTGAAAGCAAAGCGTGGTAAAAGTACAAAGATTTTACGGCAAGATGGCTACCTTGCAGATCGTACGGCGTATAATTACGATGACAAGGGGGTGGAGTTCGGCAGTGATGCAAAGTATGCCCGTTTGCACCAATTCGGTGGCAATGCCGGGCGCGGTAAGAAAGTGAAAATTCCTGCGCGTCCATGGTTGGGAGTGAATGCTCAAGACGAACAAAAACTTCTGAAAAAAGCCACCGCACTTTTGCAACGTCAAATTAACCAAAATTTAAGATAACCACTAAAAATCAAAATAACGCCACAAATTCGCGCTGTGGCGTTTAAATCTCAAAATAATATGATTTATCGTCTCAAAAAATTTAAATCGAATTTAAGCGATTTGAACCGCATTTAAAGCGTTTTAAATTTCAATATAAAGTGTAATTTGCTTTTAGCTCCAACTTCCCCTTAAAAACCTTTAAAGCAGTTTAAAATCCAAACTCCTCTTTCCCCTCTATGCTAACGGTATTCAAACGAGGATACCTTATGCAACTAATCGAAATTTTCAAAGCAGGCAAACGCACCGACGCCAACGGTGTTGTAGTGGACATTACTACCGCCGATTTGCAACAAGCCGTTGACGCTTACAACATCAATTTTCATGAATCTCCCGCCGTTATCGGACATCCGCAACTCAATGCGCCTGCCTATGGCTGGGTAAAACGTCTTGAACTGGACGGCGATGTGCTTAAAGCCGAATTCGACCAAATTGATCCTGAATTTGCAGAAATGGTCGAAAAAGGTCGTTTCAAGAAAATTTCTTCCTCTTTCTATCTTGCCGACAGCCCGAACAATCCTTGCCCGGGTAACTTGTATTTACGCCATGTCGGCTTTTTAGGTGCAATGCCACCTGCCGTGAAAGGCCTACGCAATCCGGAATTCGCCGACAACGAACAAGGTGTGGTGGATTTTTCCGATTGGGCGGAAGCCAGTCTTTGGAGACGTTTGCGCGATTGGATTATTGGGCAACACGGTCAGGAAGAAGCCGACAAAGCCGTGCCGGATTACTTAGTGGAAAGCGTGCAGGAAGAATCCATTCGCAACGAATATAAACGGTTCAAACAAGAGGAGGCAGGCTTTCCTGTGCCAAGCTTCAATGAACCGAATAACGATTCAAATCAACCTTCAGAACCACAAGGAGAACCTGAAATGACAGCTGAAGAAATTGCGGCATTGAAAGCGGAAAACGAACAGTTGAAAGCGGAAAAAGCCGAAGCAGAACTGAACAAAGCCAAAGCCGACAATGCCGACTTTGCCGAAGGTTTAGTGAAAGCGGGAAAACTTGCCCCGGTGGCGAAACAACAAGCCATCGATTTATTGAATTACGGCTCGACTACTGCCGCAGGTGGCGTTGTTGAGTTTGGTGAAGGTGAAAACCTGCACGGCAAAATCAAAGCCTTCTTGGATGCGCAACCGCAAATCGTCGAATTTGGCGAAGTGGCGACCAAAGACAAAGCCGCAGGCGCAGAAGACGGCACGGTGCAATATGCCGAAGGCACGTCAGCTGACGCCATCGACATGGACAAAAAAGTCCGTGCTTACATGAAAGAACACAATGTGGGCTATGTGGCCGCATTTAACGCAGTCAATCAATAAAGGAGCAAATCAATGACTGATTTATCAAAACAACGCGTTGTTGACCCAGTATTAACCGAACTCGCGCAAGGCTATTACAACGCCAACATGATTTCAGAAGTGTTATTCCCGGTTGCCGAAACGCAAAAAGAAGGCGGAAAAATTCCGACATTCGGTCGTTTAGCGTTCCGCTTACAAACCACCAAACGTGAACTCCGCGCGGCATCTAACCGTTTAACACCGGAAGACATTGGATCTTTGACCGTTGTTTTAGAAGAAAACGACATCGAATATCCGATTGACATCCGTGAAGTCAATGAAACCGAAGGTGTATATCCGTTGCGTCAATACGCCACCGGTGTTACTCAAGATGTGATTGCGCTTGGACGTGAAAAATATTGTGCCGGTTTGGCTTTAGATGAAGCGAACTACGACCAAACCAACAAAGTGACTTTGAGTGGTACTTCTCAATTCACTGATCCGAATTCTGACCCAGTTGGTGTGATTAAAGCCGGTATCCGCGCAATTAAGCGCACCACCGGTCGCAAACCAAACGTGTGTGCTATTTCCGGTGACGTGTGGGAAGTGTTAAGCGAACACCCGAAAGTGTTGGAAAAGATCAAATACGTGTCCACGGCGGTATTAACACCGGAAGACTTTGCGCGCTTAGTCAAAATTGACAAAGTGGTCATCGGTGAAGCTGTGTACGAAGAAAGCGGTGACTTAAAAGATATTTGGTCGAAAGCGATTGTATTAGCTTACGTTGCGCCAAAATCCAAAGAGCAAAAACAAAATATCTACGAACCTTCATACGGCTACACAGTACGTCGTAAAGGCGGTTTATATGTAGATACTTACACCGAAGTGGGCGGCAAAGTTGAAATCGTGCGTACCACTGACATTCACAAACCGTACATTGTGGGTAAATCAGCCGGTTACTTAATCAAAGGCTGTATTTAAACCTGATTCAAACCGCATTTAAACCCGTTTTAAGTGCGGTCATTTTTCACCTCATTTTAAGGAAGAAATCATGTCCGAATTACAGAAAAAAGCGTATCTGGTTGCCGCCGCCATGGCGATTTTGCACAACGGTGTCCGCTATGAGCAAGGCGACAATATTGAGTTGACCGATGAAGAAGCTGAAAACTTGTCGCTTTATGTGAAATTGGCAGACACCGCAGGCGAACAACGCCAACAAGCGGAACACACAGCTGAAGTCGAGCAAGTTGTTGCAGAAGATACAGCAGCTGAAACGGCAGAAGCGGAAGCGGCACAAGAAACGCCCTCAGCGCAAGAGCCGGAAACCAAATCTCGCAAAGGTAAAAAACAATAATGTACATCTCGGCACAAGATTTAACGGAAGTGATGAGTGAAAGCACACTCATCGCCTTATCAAACGACACATCACGCGCAACGGAAGCAGACCAAGCCGTGCTTACCAAAGCCTGCGCTTACGCCACGGAAATCGTGGACGGCTATTTGCGTTCGCGTTATGTGCTGCCGTTAAGCCAAGTGCCGACCCTTGTGCGCAACATCTGTTTGCAACTGGCGCGTTTTTGGTTGTATTCACGCCGTCCGGAAGGCAAGGGCTTTCCGGATAATGTGAAGGAAACCCACACACAAGCCTTGAAGGATTTGGAACGGATTCAAAACGGCAAGTTACACCTTGGTTTAACCGAACTAGGCTCAGCCCAAGATGACAACCTGCCGTCCGCCCTTAAATTCAAAACAAAGGCTCCACAGAAACTGGATTTATCAGGATATTAATATGAGTGCCACTCTCCCGATTTTAGACAGCATCCGCAAGCGGATTGAAGACAAAACGGAACAGTTCAGCATTGAATTATTTCCTGATGATTTAGAACACTACAACCTCACCGACGAATTTGGTGCGGTGTTAGTACAGTATGCCGGCTCGAAGTTTGAAAGCATTGACAGCGTGGACATTATCCAACAACGCCGCGTGGTAATGATTGCCCTCACGGTGATCGCCCGCAGTCAGCACGACGACCACGGCGCAGTGGATATGCTTGACCAAATCCGCCTTGCCGTTGTGGGCTTTAAGCCGACCAACTGCACCGCTTGTCATTTGATAAGTGAGGAATTTGCGGGCGAAGCAGACGGACTTTGGCAATATCAGCTGATGGTGCAAACGGAAACGTGGCAAGTGGAGCTTTGCGAATCCAAAGATTTACCTAAATTTACCGCCGCACTTTATCGCCGTGCGGGCAACTCTAAACCTAATCAACCCTAGGAGATAACTATGGCATTTCATCATGGGACGAAAACGACACGCGTGGCAGGTGGTTCTGTTGCGGTGGAAACTGTGGACGGTGCGATTATCGGTATCGTCGGCACAGCTCCAATCGGCGCAGTAAATGAGCTTACTGTGTGCCAAACAACCAAAGACTTTTCGCAATTCGGTGTGATCTTAGATAAAGGCTTCACACTGCCGGATGCTTTTGATGTATTAGCTCGCTATAAAGCCGGCAAGGTGTATGTGGTCAACGTATTAGATCCAACCAAGCACAAAACTAACGTCACTAACGAAGTTTTAACCCAAGATAGCAACACATTACGTGCTCAAACCGCGCATGCAGGGTTGTTGAATTTAACCTTAATTTCCGACCGCACTTTAACCCCGGATGCGGATTATGTGGTGGATATGCAAACCGGTGAAATTACGTTAAAAGCCCGTCATGAAACCTTAAAAGCCACTTACGATTATGCAGACCCGACAAAAGTCACCGAAGAAGACATTAAAGGCGGCATTGATTCAGCGACCGGCAAACGCAAAGGCTTTGAGTTATTGCGTGATGGCTTCAACTTATTCGGTGCGGACGCAAAAATTCTGATTTGCCCGGAATTCGACAAAGCCGCAAGTTGTGCGGCGGCATTAGGCACATTAGCAGAACAGTTAAAAGCGGTGGCTTATGTGCAACTGCCGAAAGGCACGAGCCTTTCCAAAGCGATTCAGGGACGTGGTCCGTTAGGTACAATTAACGCCTCTGCCAGCTCCGAACGTGTGCGACATTTCTTCCCGTACGCTATCGGCTCAAACAATACACTGGAAAGTTTAGCCGTTCACGCGGCAGGTTTGCGTATGAAAACTGACACCGAACACGGTTACTGGTTCTCTACGTCTAACCGCGAATTGCAAGGTGTTATTGGCATGGAAGTGAAACTCACCGCACGTGTGGACGATGAGCAATCGGAAACCAACCAACTAAATGCCGTGGGTATCACTACCATTTTCAACAGTTTCGGTACAGGCTTCCGTTTGTGGGGTAACCGCTCAAGTAATTACCCGACCGTGACCCATATCATCAATTTTGAAACAGCGTTGCGCACCGGTGACTTAATCGACGAAAGCATTCGCCGCACCGAATTGCAATATATCGACCGTCCGATTGATGACGCATTGATTGACAGTCTAACTGAAACCGTGGACACCTATTTGCGTGCATTGCCGTCTATCGTAGGTTATAGCGTCAGTCTTGACCATGATTACGACTTGGTTGACGAGTTCAGCAAAGGTCATGTGCCGTTAGTTTATGACTATACGCCAAAACTTCCTGCGGAATTGATTTCTAACAAGTCCGTGATGACCCGTAAATACTTAGTGAACTTGGTTTCACAAGGTTAGAAGGAGAAATAAATGAGTACAGCAATTCATCAGATTGTGAACGCCAATGTCTATATGGACGGCAACTCGCTTTTGGGTAAAGCCAAAGAGTTTAAACTTCCTGATCTTGATTTTGAGTTCATTGAACACAAAGGCTTGGGGCTACACGGCACAGTAGAACTTCCGTCTGGCTTAAATGCAATGGAAGGTGAAGTGATTTGGGATAGCTTTTACCCTGAAGTGCGCACAAGAGCCTACAATCCATACAAAAACGTGCAGTTGATGGCGCGTTCTAATTTACAGGTGTTTGATTCTCGTGGCTTAGCGGCTGAAGAACCGCTTGTGACCATTATGAACGTGGCGTTTAACAAAACCACAGGCGGTAGCTTGAAGAATAAGGAAGCGACGGAACATTCTGACACCTTCAAGATTTATTCGGTAAAACAAACACTCGCAGGAAAAGAAATTCTGTTTGTGGATGTGCTTGCAAACATCTACCGTGTAAACGGTCAAGATGTGTTGCAAAAATACCGCACCAATATCGGTCAATAAAGGATTAAAAACCTTTAAACGCCTTTAAAATCAATAAAACGGCTAATGCGATATTCTCCTTTGTGAACATTAAACAATGCACTCACAAAGGAGTTTTTTTATGTCTGAAACTATTCTCACTCTTGATTTCCCGATTCAAGATGGGCAAGGCAATACCCTCACCGAATTAAAAATCCGTCGTCCGAAAGTACGCGATATTCGCAAAATGACTGGTAAAACCGAAGCGGAACAAAGCGTAAGCTTATTGGCTATTGTGACCAACTTAGTCCCAGAAGATATTGATGAGATGGATATGGCGGATTTCCAACGCGCCGCGAAAATCATTGAGCAAATGCAAAAGGGAAAGTAAGCGCGGAAAGCCTGAATGCGGCATTGGCTGATTTAGCCTTTTGGTTCGGTTTCCAACCAAGCGAATTGGAAGATATGACCTTGGGCGAAGTGGAACGTTGGCTGGAACAAGCCAACCGACAAATAAAAGCCAAATACACAAAAGCCGCTATTTAAGCGGCTTTGTTTTTAATGTCTGAACAGCGTTTGGGCGGTGGTGAAAATCCCTGTTAGGGAGGTAATGGCGACTTTCCCGGCAAAGGCAAGTAAAGCACCGATTAATGCCCACGGCAACATAAATAAAAAGGCGGATAGTCCGATAGAAATCCAGTTTAGGTCGTTGTTTTGGGTATAGAACGATAAGAAGTGGTAAAGGCTATATCCATAACCGCCAAAGGCAAATAAAAACACCACGGCTTGCACACTCTCCACCAGTTTTTCAGTTTTCATTTTCACCTCCTTATCAATCAAACGGGACTATAAACGATGTCGAATAAATTAGCAATTGGTTTAGTGATTACTGCAGGCGTCAGTGGTGCCATTAAAGGTATCCAGGGTGTTTGTAGTAGTTTCAAAATCCTGCGTAATGAAAGCCTTAAAACTACGCAGAAAATGGGCGCGTTGGTTAAAACAGGAATGGCAAGCCTTGGCACTTTGGCATCTTCTGCAACAGCTGTAGCCGGAACCATACGCGGACTTGCTGACCCGGCAATCAAGTTTGAAAGCGCTATGGCGGATGTGAAAAAGGTTGTTAATTTTGACACGCCGGAGCAGTTCAAAGAAATGGGCAACGACATTTTGAAACTGACCCGCACAATTCCTATGGCCGGCGAAGAAATCGCCGCTATCGTTGCCGCAGGTGGTCAATCAGGTGTCGCACGGGAGAATCTATTAGGCTATGCCAAAGATGCGGCGACTATGGGGGTCGCGTTCGATATGGCGGCAGGTGACGCCGGTGAAGCCATGGCAACCATGGCAAACGTACTCGGCAAACCGATTACCGAAATGGCGCAATTCGGTGATGTCATCAACCACTTGTCCGACAATGCCAATTCAAAAGCGAAGGATATTGTTAATGTCATCACACGTGTGGGTTCCGACACAAGAATGCTTGGGCTTTCCGAAAAACAATCAGCCGCACTAGGATCTACCTTCCTTTCAATGGGTAAAGCCCCGGAACTCGCCGCGCAGGCAGTGAAAGGGATGTCATCGGCATTTCTGCAACTCAAAGCGGGCGCGCACGAAAAAGAATTAAAACAGCTCGGCTTTACTACAAAAAGTTTCGCGGCGGCGATGAATAAAGACGCGCAAGGGGCGATTTCTTCTTTCATTGAGAAAGTGAAGAAAATGCCGAAGGATAAGCAATATCCGCTCCTTGCCAAAGTGTTCGGCAAACAATATGCCGATGATGTGTTGCTGTTGGCGCAAAACACCGGGGAGTACAACCGCCAGTTGGGTTTATTGCAAGAAACCGACGAGAACGGCAATTTAAAATATATCGGCTCCATGCAACGGGAGTTTGAAAACCGCAGTAACACTACAGAAAACAAACTCATCAAATTAAAAAGTAGCCTAACCGAAATTGCCACAAAAATCGGCAATGCTTTTTTACCTGTGATCACCTCTTTTGTGGAAAATATTACCCCGGTGATTTATGGCATCACGGAATGGGTGGAAACTAACCCGCAAATCATGGAGTGGGTCTTAACCATTGGCGGCGGAATTGGTGCAGTAGTCGGTGGTTTGCTGACGTTACATTCGGCATTTTCGTTTGTTACTGCCGGGCTATTGCCGTTTTTGAAACTCGGCAAATTCTTGGGTGGTTTCCTTGGTAATTTTCTGTTTTCGGCAATCAGTAAGTTATCCCTCGGCTTCGGTTATTTAATCGGCTATATACTGAAAGGCGCGATGATGTTCGGCAAAGCCATTTTCATGATGAGCCGTGCCTTGCTGACCAATCCCATCGGTTTATTGATCACCGGTATTGCCGTCGCTGCTTATCTGATTTATGACAACTGGGAAAAAATCGGACCATGGTTCTCCGAACTTTGGCAAACGGTTTCCGGTGCGTTTTCTTCCGCTTGGAACAGTATCACGAATTTCTGCTCAGAGGCATGGACGAATATCAGCAATTTCTTCACATCCGGCATTGGCAACATCACCGCCACAATTCTTGATTGGTCGCCTTTAGGCTTGTTCCAGCAAGTCTTTTCTACCGTGCTTTCTTGGTTTGGGATTGATGTGCCAAGCAAGTTCAGCGACTTCGGCAAGAATATGATTGACGGCTTGGTGAACGGCATTAAAAACGCTTGGGAAAGCGCGAAACAAATCGTTTCCGACCTTGGTGAAGGTATTAAAGGCTGGTTTGCGGAAAAACTCGGCATTCACTCGCCAAGCCGCGTGTTTAAAGGCTACGGCGTGAATGTGGTGGAAGGTTTGGCTATCGGCATGAATAAGTCCATCCCGATAGCAGAAGACGCCTCCGACAATCTTTCAAGTGCGGTCGGTTTAAACGGCGTTTCACATAACACCGGGTTACTTGCCAACTATCAACCCCTAAACCGCGCAGAAGTCATGTCATCGGCAACCGCCCAAGCGCAAGGCATTATAGTGAATTTTAACCCGACCATTAATGTGAACGGTGGCGAGAGAAATGGCGTTTTAAATCAAGTTGAACAAGGCTTAAAGATGAGTTTAAGCGAGTTTGAAGCGATGTTGAAACGCGTATTAGACCAACAACAACGGAGAGCCTATTAATGTATTTTATGTTAGGAAACGTAGCGTTTGAACCCGTTGATTTAACGGACTTAAACGAAAGCCATTCCACCGATTTCGCTGAACACGCGGTGTTAAAAGGCAAGCCACGGCTACAAGCCATGGGCGAAAAGCTCACGGAACTTTCTTTTGCCATTCGCCTGCATCATAAAATCGGCGGCGTAGAAAAACGTTATCAAGCCTTGCTATCTGCACAAGCCAAACAGGAAGCCATGCCGCTGATTATTGGGCGCGGCAAATACAAAGGCAATTTTGTGATCACCGATATTTCCTCCGCGACCTTGTTTACCGACAAATTCGGCAATGCGTTAGCGCGTGAAATGAATATCAGCCTGCGCGAGTTTGTCGGCGACATGGAAGACAACCCGCTCGGCGCGGCACTGAATCTGGGTAGTAATTCCCTATTAGGGTCTATCTTGCCGGAAGGCGCGGTGAAAGCCTTGTCCGAAGTAAAAGAAGCCGTGCAAAAAGGCGCGGAACTCTTTAACCAAGGGCGACAAATTGTGGATGAAGTCAGAAACACCATTGCCATCGTGCGTCAATTAGCCGATGACCCGATGGCGGCACTTGCCTATTTGCCGGGCGTATTGGGTAATTTAGACGGTGCGTTGGGCAGTTTCGGCGAACTCACCGGAATGTCCGGATTGTTCGAAGGCCTTCGTGACGTCTTGCCGGCAATCAGCGAGTTCAGCCAAGAAGCCAACGGTATTTATTCGGACTTAATGGTAATGAAAGACAGCCTGACCTTTGGCAGTCAATCTAACGGTAGTAACTGGAATGACTGGTTCAAGCCTGCGGATAATGCGTTAAGTGACATTAACGAACGTATTGATAATGCCGCCGCACCGGTAGCCGCTATGACGGCATGGATTGTTTTGCGCGAAGATGAGGATGTGACACATGACACAGCAGACCGTACTTAAACACACTGTAAAACAGGGCGAACGTTGGGATAACCTCGCCTATTACTACTACGGCAACGCACTGGAATTTGCGCGCATTATCAGCGCGAATCCGCATATCAGCTTATGCGAAGTGCTACCCACCGGCGCGACCGTATATATTCCAGTGTTAGACATTAAACCGACCAATAACGAATCTATGCCGCCATGGTTGAGAGGTAATAATGAATAACGTTCCAATGCCTGATTTTTCTTTGTTGTATGAGAAAACCAACATCACGGCAGATATTGAACCGCATTTGCTTGAGCTGACCTACACCGACAATCTGGAGGGCGAATCGGACGAATTGACGGTTGCCTTTGAGGATATTAGCGGCAAGTGGATTCGTCAGTGGTATCCAACCCAAGGCGACAAACTCAAAGCGGCAATCGGCTACAAAGGCGCACATCTCACCGACATCGGTGCGTTTGAAATTGACGAAGTGGAATACAACTACCATCCGTCCTATATTCAAATCAAGGCATTAAGCACCGGCATTGCTAAGGCAAACCGCACGTTAAAGCCGAAAGCCTACGAAAACACCACGCTGAAACAAATCGTCGGCATTATTGCCGGGCGTTTGAAACTGAAAATGGTTGGTACGATTAAACACATTCCGGTGAAGCGCGCAACCCAATATCAGGAACGCGACGTGGAGTTCTTGGCGCGCCTTGCCCGCGAATATCACCACAGTTTCAAAATTGTGGGTGATCAATTGGTTTTCACCGATAAAGATGAACTGGGCAAAAGCGAAACGGTGGTGACGTTGGAAGAAAAAGACACGATTTCTATTAGCCTGCGCGACCGAATCAAAGATACCGCTAAAGAAGTGGATGTCAGCGGTTATGACGCCAACGGCAAAAAAGTCATTAAAAAACGCAAAAAAGCCAAGGCACTGCGCGAAAACATGAAGCAGGCGCAAAGTGCAAGCGGTGACACGCTGAAAGTGGTTACACGCGGTGAAACACAGGAGCAAATTGACGCCCGTGCCGACGCCGCACTGGCGGAACAAAATGACGACCAGACGGCAGGCAATATCACGGTGATCGGGAATCCGAAATTAGTGGCGGGGAGTACGCTTGCCCTGCGAAACCTAGGCATTTTTAGCGGTAAATACCTGATTAAATCTTCCCGTCACAGTATCGTTCGGGGTGGTGGTTACACCACAAGCCTTGAAGTGCGAATGTTGGAATTTATCCCGGATGATTTGCAAAACACTGGTGTGCTGACCGAAGCGAAGCCATTGGATACACTCAACGGCAAGCCTGACTTGCGTTATGTGGATGACCGCTTATTACAAACAAATGCTGAAGATTACGCCTTGGCAAAGCAACAACGCCGTGAAACAGGAATAACTAAATGATGAACACACATAATTTTGGCGCGACTTACCAAGAAGGCATTGTGTCCGCCGTTGACCCGGCAAGCCACAAAGTGCGGTGCAAAATTCCTGCGCTTGAAGATTTGGAAACTGCGTGGCTTTCGTATCTCACGCCCAACGCAGGCGGTAATCAGTTTTACTGTTTGCCTGATGAGGGGGAACTGGTCGCATTACTCCTCGATGCGCGCGGTGAGGGCGGTTGCGTGCTAGGTGCAATTTATAACGCGCAAGACCCGACACCAACTAGTGATGGTGATATGTGGATGAAGAAATTCAGTAACGGTACGGTCATTTCGCACAATCGTAAAAGCGGTGATGTCGTTGTGGAAACCCAAGGACACCTCACTGCAACAGCTGACGGTGGCGCAACCATTAACGCCGACACCACTATCAACGGCAACTTACACGCCACTGGTAAAATCACATCAGACACGGAGGTTTCTGCACCGAAAGTAACTCAAGGTAGTATTGAACTTGGCAAGCATAAACACACTGGCGATTCAGGTGGCAAAACAGGCTTGCCGGAATAGCTCATTTCTTTAAATCGCTTTAAAAGCGCTCTTCAAAATAGCCTTGTATCATCAAGGCTATGAACACACAAAACACACTCCTCACAACACACTGGCAACTTGCACCAAGTCTTGATTCTCAAGTGGTGCAAGGCATTGATGATATTCATCAGTGCATTGACCATATCCTTTCGACAATGAAAGGCACAGATGTGTTACGCCCTGAATTTGGAAGTGACCACTTCCAATATATCGACCAGCCGGAAGATGTCGCTATCCCCAATATCGTGCGGGAAATCACGCTTGCCCTGCAACGTTGGGAAAAGCGCATCAACATTGATTCAGTGGACGTTGACGGCATGGCTCCGCACTTTGAATTTGTGATTTATTGGTCACTTACCAAGGATGTGTATCGCGAAATTTACGCCACGAGGGTCGCTCAATGAATAGATATGATGTGAAAGTCGTTGATGACAACGTAGAAAGCATTTTACGCGACGCTATTGCGCAGTATGAAAAACGTACCGGCAAAATCTTACAACCGGCACACATTGAACGTTTACTTATCAACGTATATGCATTGCGTGAGAGCCTAGCGCGCCAAGGTATTAACGAAGCCTTTCGCCAAACTTTCCCGCAATATGCCACGGGCTTAGCATTGGATTTATGCGGGGAAACCTTTGGTTGTTATCGCTTATTGGATAAACCGGCTCGCACGATTTTACGTTTTAGTATCACAGGCGATCACCCATCCGTTTTAATCCCCAAAGGCACGCGCGTAGCGGTAACAGATGACATTGAATTCATCACGCTCAACGATGATGTGATCACTCCATTAATATCTTATGTGGAAATCGAAGCCGCCTGTAATAAAGCCGGTAAAGTCGGCAACGGTTGGGAGCTTGGGCGTGTAAAAACACTCAAAAGTGCGGTCAATTTTTCAGGTGAAATCACTATCGCTAACATTGATGTGCCAAGCGGCGGTTTAGCGCGCGAAGAAGATGACGACTACCGCAAGCGAATTCTTGCCGCACCGGAAGCATTTACCAGTTGTGGCTCAATCGCGGCGTACGATTATCACACCCGCGCTGTATCGCAAGACATCGCCGATGTGAATGTGTCCAATCCACGTGGAGGTTTAGTGCGCATTACCGTGCTCACAAAAACAGGCTTGCCCGACAGTCGGTTGCTTAATGATGTAAAGCAATATGTTAGCCCGGAACGCCGTCGCCCATTGTGCGATACCGTAGAAGTGATTGCACCAACTAAGCGTGATTACCAAATCAATGCCACATTAACGCTACTCGACGGCTACCGCGAAGACATTGTGAAAACCAAAGCCCGTGATGCCTTGCAACTGTATTTATCCGATAAAACCAAAAAACTCGGTATTGACGTTGTGCCGTCAGCCATTATCAGCGCATTGCGTGTCGATGGCGTGTATGACGTGAATCTGATTGCCCCGGCAAAAATCATCGTAGGTGAAACCGAATGGGCAAACTGCACCGCTATCAATATTGAAGTCGCACCGGAGCGCAGTAATGGCTAATTTGACTTACGCGGACGTGATTGAGCGTGAAACCAAATACAAAACCTTGGCAGATTTAAGCGAGCGCATGAATGCGTTGGATAAAAGCAAGGTGATGACGACTTTGGTCGAACTGCTTGATGATGAATTTATCTCGTTACTCGCTGAAAAATGGAGTGTGACGGGTTACGACGGCGCATTTTTAGCGGAAAACGACCATTCAAAACGAAGTTTAATTAAAGCAGCTATTGAACTGCACCGCTACAAAGGCACACCTTGGTCGATACGTGAAGTGTTACGCCGCTTAGGTTTCGGTGAAATTGAAATCGACGAAGGATTAAAAGCAAGGACTTATGAGCATAAATTTGTGCAATCCATACCGCTGAGCGACAAATGGGCTTATTACGCTATTCGACTTAACCAACCTATTACTAATGACCAAGCGCAACAATTACGTAAGATTCTGCGTAATTTCGCTCCTGCACGTTGCACATTAGCCGTACTGGATTATAAATCCGTACCGCTACGTTACAACAACAAAGCCCGTTATAACGGTAGTTATAACCACGGTTCAAACTAAAATCTCATTTAAAGGATGTTTTATGGCTAACCTGAAAGAAAAAGATGTATGGGAAGATGGAATATATCAGATTGAAGAAAACGATCCTGTGCTTGGCGGTGAGAATGGCATTACAAATAAACCCATTAAACAACTCGCCAATCGTACATTATGGCTTAAAAAGGCATTAGAACTATTTGGTAAGAAATCTACACCGAAAGACCTCACCGCGAACAGTACAAGCACCGCCGATGAATCTGGGCATAGTCATAAATTACCGGTAGGTTCAACAACCGAAAAGGGCATCTGGCAAGCTACGAGTGACACAGGGTTAGATAGTGAAGGCCTGGTGTTTACGGCTAAGGGAGCTAAAAAACTGGCGCAAATTATTGCCAATGTACAAATAGCAGTAAGCCAAAAATGGACAGCAAAACCGGCAACAGAAACCGAGCCTGGTATTTTACCAGTATCCCACAAAACAGATGGCACAGATAAAAACAAAGTTGCGTCTGAATATGCTGTTGGTGAAGCTGCAAAAAAAGGCTTGCCGGTTGGCTCAATCGTCGCATTTCCGGCTGCGGTAAAAAATCCAAATGGATTTTTAAAAGCTGACGGTTCTACATTTGGTCAGCAAGTATATCCTGATTTATATCGGCTCTTAGGTAACAGCAATAAATTACCCGATCTCACGCGAAGTGATGTTGGGATGACCGCTTATTTTGCAGTAGATGCAATCCCTGCGGGGTGGATTGCGTTTGATGATATTAGCGCACAAGTCACACAACAACGCTACCCTGAGCTATATCAATACTTAATTAAAAAGTATGGTTCAATTTCCGCAGTTCCCAAAGCTGAAAATAGGTTCATACGCGGTTCAGGTAATGGACTACAGGTTGGACAAACACAAGAAGACGAATTAAAGAGACACATTCACAAAGTATTCTCTCATCATCCAAACCACCAATCAGCAGAGGTTGTGGGATATACAAATGATAATGATCTTCTTGATGCAGGACTAACGTCTACATATGGTGATAATGAATGGCGTGATAACGGTTGGATTACTCCAAGGCTTGATAGCAAAATGGCTACGGGCGGAGAGGAGACAAGACCAAAGTCAATTGTAATGAAACTCTGTATTAAAGCGATTAATGCATTTGACGAAGTTAAGTTCTGGATTAAATCTCATGGTGAAATAACGAATGTTGGTAGCTTAGATGCTGGATATTTGTCTCAACATTTGCAACAAAAAATAGATCGCGAAAATATATCCCATATATTAAATGGGGTGGATACAAATAAGGTTGTTAGCGAGTTTGCCCTAGGAGAATTAAGTAAACAATTTGTTGGAGAGGTTGCATTTTTTGCACGAGCTAATCCTCCAACAGGATGGCTTAAAGCAAATGGAGCCGCTGTGTCACGTACTGCTTATGCAGAACTATTTGCCTCAATTGGTACAACTTTTGGTGCAGGCGATGGAAAAACAACATTTAATCTGCCTGATATGCGAGGAGAGTTTATTCGTGGGCTAGATGATGGACGCAATGCTGATACCGCCCGCTCACTGGGTAGTTGGCAAAAAGCAAGTTTAGTTGTGTCTGATGCAAACGACTCATCGGGAATACATGCTCTTGCAATAGCTGAATATTATGCAAATAAAAATGAACTTATCAATAGCGTTGGAGGTGACGTTATAAACCCAAATGATTACCCTAATGCTCGTCAAATTTGGACATCTTGGCAGAGAGATAGAGGGTGGCAATCAATTAAAGATGTTGTTAGTAAATCAATAAATGTTAATGGACATTTTGCTGGTGGTAGCCGTCCTCGTAACATTGCACTATTGGCTTGTATTAAATACTAAGGATAGATTATGACTTATGCACTTACAAAACAAGTATGTCAGCTTAATGAACAAAATATTTATGTAGGACAAACATCAGCAGATTTATCTCCTGCAGAGGCGGATGATGGAATTTATTTAATGCCTGCCGGTACTATTGATGCTGAGCCGCCAAAAGACAAGAAAGGTTTTATCGCAAAATGGACAGGGGTGGAATGGGAATATATTGAAAACCATATTGGTGAAAAATTTTATTCAACAGTAACTAAACTACCGTTAGTGATTAGTGAATTAGGTGTAATTCCGGAAGGTTATACTGCTATTCCACCAGAAAGCGAACTTTGCGAATGGGATGGTAGCGCATGGGTAATTCCACCCGAAAAAATGACCGCACTTTTAGCAGAAAAGCGCGCACAACTAATCGATGAAATCGATAAAAAAGCCGAAACGATTTACAGCGTATGGACACGTTTTGAAGCGGAATATAAAGCTCGCAAAGAAGCGGCAGAAGTGTTTAAAGCGAGCGGTTACAAAGGTGAACCGAGCATTTATATCACCAGTTTTGCGACACCGGCAGGTGTGGACAACAAAACCGCGACAGACATCATATTGCAACAGGCAGCAGGATTACAAAAGCTACAAGACCACCTGGCGGCATTGCGTATGCGTAAATACGAGTTAAAACACACTAACTTAACGCTTGAACAATTACAAGCGATTCGCGATGACATCATCAAACAAATGGACGAGCTAATGGAGGCTTACAACAATGGCTGATAAGGTTTATTTAGCACTTTATAAACACAAACGTTCTTTTCTTAAAGAACCGCTTAAAGCAATGGCGGACGCAGTAACGCGCTTTCTAACAAAAGGCAAATACTCCCATTGCGAGCTGGTTATTGAACAGATTAACTTCACTACCGGTCATCACTACGAATACGAGACAATATACCAGTGTTTTTCATCATCTGTGCAAGATGGTGGTGTTCGTCGTAAAGAAATTGACGTCATGAATGGCAAATGGGATTTAATCGAACTACGCAACGTAGATCCAAATCAAATTGTGAATTATTTTGACTGGACAAAAGGCATGAAATACGACTGGTGGGGTGCTATCGGTATAGTCCTTGGTATAAAACAAAAGCGGTCGAAATATTTTTGTTCTGAATGGTGCTATAACGCATTAGTTCAAGGTAACCAAGACGGATGGCGATTTAGCCCTAATGATTTGGCAGTGATTTTTAAAAGAGGATAAATAACATGAAAATCGGTGACACAATAAAATTACGTAACGGCAATGCTGGCACTGTCGTCTATGAGAGCCCATTTGGCAAATTATTAATCGTTGAGCATAACGGTGATGAGTTACCACCTAGCCACTGGCATAATGCGGATGGTACGTTTTATGCAGATTGTACAAGTGATTTAGATGTAGTTCAGGAATAAAGACGGCGACACTATCTGTGCGGGAACACGGATAATGCCAGCTAAGCAGAATAAGCCTGCATATAGCTATATGCCGCCTACCTCGCGAGGCAGGCGGGATTTTAACAAAACCGCTAAAAATGGGAAAGTATATGCAGAATTTAAAAGAGATCCGTTGCCAATGTTGTAATAAATTATTGGCAAAAGTCGGCACAGTGAAACGTTTAGAAATCAAATGTAGTCGCTGTAAAACTATTAACCACATTAATTAACTTGATTTGAGTGTCGGAGTGTCAAGAACACCGGAACGCCATAGATAAGAAGGAAAACACTATGGCAAATCAAGCCCAAAGAAACTTTAAGCAAGCGCCGTTACCATTTATCGGACAAAAAAGAATGTTCTTAAAGCATTTTGAACGCGTGCTGATGGAAAACATCAATAACGATGGTGAAGGTTGGACGATTATAGATGTGTTTGGAGGGAGTGGTTTATTAAGCCACGCTGCTAAACGAATTAAGCCAAAAGCAAGAGTAATCTATAATGATTTTGATGGATATTCAGACAGACTAAAACACATAAGCGATATAAATCGTTTACGTGAAATACTCTATCAAACTGTTGATGGAATTATACCAAAAAATAAGCGAATAAGCAAACATTTAAAGCAAGAAATTATAAATAAAATCAATGCCTTTAAAGGTTTTTTAGACCTAAACTCACTATCCAGCTGGTTGCTTTTTAGCGGTCAACAAGTAGCTTCACTAGATGAACTATACGGAAAAGATTTTTGGCATTGTATTCGTCAATCAGACTACCCTGAAGCCATAGGATATTTAGATGACATTGAGGTAATACGGGAATCTTTTCATGTTTTATTGCCAAAATTTAAAGATAATCCCAAGACATTATTTATATTAGATCCGCCATACCTATGTACTCGACAAGAAAGCTACAAGCAGGCAACATATTTCGACCTAATAGATTTCTTAAGGCTTATCAATTTAACAAGGCCGCCTTACATATTCTTTAGTTCAACAAAGTCTGAATTCATCAGGTTCATAGAGTACACCCAAGAACAGCGAGTAGATAATTGGGAATCATTTGCGGGAGCTAATAGAATAGTGGTAAATGCTTCAGCAAGTTATTCCGGCAAATATGAAGATAATTTAATTTATAAGTTCTAAAATTTAAACGCCCTTCAAAGTCAATTTAAAGGGCGTTTTCTTTTCTCAAAATTAGCGGTTAAAATTCGCTTAAAATGGGAAATAACGGATTTTTCCAAATTCCCACTTTTAGTGGTTACGTTTCCCAAAATTCGCGAGCGGCTACAGCAGCATTAGAGAGGCGAGATATATGTTTATTTTTATAATTGTTCATGTATCGACCTCTACGCTGTTTTTATCACATGAATCGGTTAATTTTAATAAGGATTATTTTTATGAAATATGAAATTCTAAAACGCACTGCAATAGCATTATTTGTGGGTAGTGTTGTTTCTACTTATTCTGTAGCTGAAGGTAGCACATCTGCAAAGAGCTCAGTTGAAGACGTTCTAAATACTATTAATAAAAATAGTAAAGATATTAGTAAAGTTACAAAAGATGTTTCAGATTTGGCTAAAACTTTAAAAGGTGAGGGCGAAAATCCTGGTTTGTTGGGTGCTTTAGAAGAAGCCAACAACGGGATTAAAGAAAATAAAGAAGCTTTAGCTGCAACAGATGATAAAGTTAAAGAACTGGCTGGCGATGTTAAAAAGAATAGAGAGGATCTAATTGAAGCTGCTGGGGCAGTTAAGGATTTGCAGGATGGGGTTTCAGACTTGCATGAGGTTGTATATGGCCCTAAGGGTAAGCCTGAAGAAGGATTAGTAGATATTGTTACTAAACATAACGATACTATATATGGTACTGAGGGAGATCCTGATTCAGGATTAGTTCATGTGGTTGATAAACATTCAGAAATCATTAATGACTTGAAACGCTATAATCATTTAGACGATGTTAAGGCTCTTGTTGAAAACAAAGCTGATAAGCAAGCATTAGAAGACCTTAAAAAAGAAGTGTCTACTAATTCAGAAGCTATTACCAGTGTATCTGATCAGGTTGAAGAAAATCATAATTCTATAGAAAATGTTCGTGAGGAACACTATAACTTAGTTAGTGATGTCAAGAAATTTGTAGAGGATTATAATAAGTTTGCCGATGATACAAATAAAGAACTGGACGACAAAGCAAATGCATCAGAGGTATATACTAAGACTGAAAGCGATAGCAAACTAGAAGCTAAAGCAAATGCATCAGATGTATATACTAAGACTGAAAGCGATAGCAAACTAAATGCTAAAGCAAATGCATCAGATGTATATACTAAGA